GGCAGGTTCCATTTGCGGCTCCACTCGTCGTAGTCGCCGCCGTGTATCTTCGTCCACCAGCATCTATCATGGTCAGGATCATTTGCTCTACCGCCCCACGCGAGCCGCGTCCACCCGGCGGGGCCTACTCCTTTTTTACGAGGATCTGTGCGTAGCTGGAGTTGTCGCCACGTCCTGCGTAGACGCCTGCATTTCCGCTATCATCTTCGGGGTCAACTGGCTGGTACTTCCTAAAGTCAGTTGTGTCCCACGCCATATTAGAACTGTCTGGTACGGTGAGGGTATTGCCGCTTGACCATTGTACAAGAAATGAACTCCCATACTCTGTACCCGGTTTGTCGAAGACGCAGCGCTTTTGTTTGGTTCCACTGGATTCCCCACTGTGAGTATAGTACATTTCCTTGTCGCACTCGGCCCGTGCCACCGCATCGTAGTCGTCAAGGTCAGGCTCGATCACTTCAAGGTCGCCAATATCCACGCCGCCATCAGGCAGCGGCGGTTGTGCGGGTGCCTGCTGAGTGGTTGTGTTCTCGCTGTCGGTCTTACGATTATCCATCCACTTTTCGATCACATACTTCAAATCGTCCATCAGCGCGTCAGCACCACTTGCCTGACTCGGTCCATACACACTTGCTGAAGTCTGCGGGCTGATACGTGGGTCACCGCTCTCACCCAGCGTATCGGAATCAAGGTCAAGGTTAATGTTCATGGTGATGTTGTTGCCGCTCCCCTCTTGGTTAAGGTTCATCGGCAACTCCTTGTTGACCCCGGTGGTTTCAGCACACCCGGCCAAGGTCAGTATCAAGATGATCCATACCCATCTCATAATGCCCCCCTATTGGTTAAAATTTACCGTGCCTGTTTGGTCAAACTGCAATGTTCCCGGCTGGTTAAAGAATAAAGAACCGATTACCGGGGGTGCCCCGCCGATATATTCAAATGCGCCAATATCCCACGCTGAACCCTGTGGCCTTGACGTTCCCGCGAAATCATCGCTGAAATTGGTAAGGGTTTTTCCCGCTTCTTTAGCCGCAGTATCATCGGCGGCTAAAGTATAATCTTGGTTATTTTGATCGGTGAAAGATGGTGCGGTATTTACTCCGTTGGCCTCATACCCGGCAGCTTGCGTTTCAGCGAATGTTCTCAGCACCCCGTTAAAACTGGTAACATCTCCGGTCATCCCCGAATAGCAATTATAGTCTGGCCCCCCATCACCAAAGGTTGTCCCTGACCGCGAGTTTATCGCCCTGCTCCCACCATCCAGATCCATGTTCATAAATATGTTGTTACGGATATAGACGTTAAGAACGTCATTAGGGTAGCTCGAAAAATAAATGCCCCAGTCCGAATCAAACGTATTGTTCTCAACATAAACAGTGTTTATGTCGTTATATTCTGGATCGAGGTGGACAGAATAGCCATCCTCTGTATCGTTGAAATTGGTGTTGTTGTAAATATAGATATTACCGTGGACAGTTGAAGAACTGAGATTTTGTACATATATAAAATTGCCACACTCATGACCGCTGTTATTATATATTTTTGAATGTGATGCGGTTTGCGCCAGGATGGTATCAGGGTGGGTGTTTTGCCCTGAGTTTTGCACATATCTGAATACGTTGTCATGGAGAAGTGTATACCCTTTGGTATTGTCATCGCCACCGGATGACCACTTAATCCCATCCGTTTCGATATACTCCAGATAATTTTCATGCATCTCACATGCAGGGGTATCGTATGAAGTGCCATTGCAGCCAAACAGGGTAACCCCTGAACCGTAGAAAAATTGCCCGGCTGTGCCATGAATATAGTTCCGGTAAAGTTCGATACGGGTCAGCAGGTTATGCCCATAGATGCCTGAATCAACACCAATACCGGCTGTATCGGTTTTGGGGCCAATCTCCATGTTCCTGACGATTACATTATCTTGGGTGTCATAAGTTGATATATAGATGCCGGAGCCGATAAAATACCGGCAGATAAAAGTGGAGGTCGCACCTTCACCGGGTCGGGGATCATTTACACCATCTATGATAACATGTGACTCACCATTGACATCTATGCAATTGGCCCGTGTGCTTTGACCATCTATGATGACATCGCCTATGTACCCGCCGTCACTGGCCTTGCGAACTGTAAAAGTGTTTGTTTCGGTTTGGTTGCTGATTGATATATTCAGCGTTTCATTATAGGTGCCATCCGCTATATGCAACACAACCGCATCAGACGAGAGGGAAGAACTTATCGTGGTAAAATTCACGTCTGCGAAAGATCCCCACGCAGTTGCCCAACTGGTGCCATTTTCTGTGCCACCATTATTGTCTATATCAACATAGTAATTGGTGACCGCAAATGCCGACTGTGCTATCAGCAAAAAACACAGTATTACTAATATTTTAAGGTTCTGCAATGTCTCCTCCATCGCTGTCATAAATAACCCGGTCAAAATATTGGGTAAATGTCGGACTCGCTCCACTCGCGTCCAATACTCCAAGAAATATATATCTTGCACCACCCGAATTTGCTGTATCTGTCATAGTGCCTACCGGTGTGGCGTTGCCCAACTCATAAACTTTTAGGGTGCTTGTTGCGCCTGCATTAAAGTCTACTGTTATCCAATACGTTGTTGATTTGGGCGTTACCGTTGTTTCCGTTGAACTGCCCGAACCGTAGAGCCGATATTTATACACGGATGAATAATAGCCCAACCGCACCTGAACCTTAACACCCGACAATGGGGTGGTGCCATCGGTCAATGTGGCAAAATATAAATAGTTGCTGGCAGGTAAATCACCGCTGGGTAGTGTGTGGTAAAACCCGACAGAAAAATCAGAATCAGCGGCACCCAGATCAAACCGAATATAGCTGTTGTATTCGGTTCCTGATAAAGTTGCGGACATCCCATAACTGCCAGAGTCACCAAGGTTAGCGCTGGAATCATAGGTGTCGAGAATCCCATCGCTGTCGGACTCGGTTACATCCGTATTGCAGAAATCGCCAGAGCCGTATTCAAACTCTTCTATCGCACCACCAGCAAACGTAGAAGAACCCGTACAGGTTGGCCCGGCACCGCCAGCAGGGGTGAACTGCTGGATAATCATCGCGCCCCACGCCTGATTGACATAGAAGCAGAAGAGCAGGAGCGTAATAAATATTTTTTTCATGGTTGCCTCCTACTGGGAAACAAACGAAATAGTGATTGCCATCCAGCCGACATCACACCCAGCCCCCGCGTCTACGAGATCGACATAGAGCCAGCCGTCAGCAGCGATATTCGCACTATCAATCCCACCATCTTCAGTGTATGTACCGGATAAGGTAAGTGCGTCTACTGTTGCGCTTGCGCTGGTTCCTGTCTGTGTCCAGTACTCGAAGTTCAGTGCGTCAGTGCAGGCCGCGCTGGTCTTCACATGGATCGAGGTAACCGTCACCCCGCTGGGATATGTCTCCGCGAGAAACTGATAGAGCGGCCACGCGTCAGCTATAGTCTGCACCACATCCGGTTCGGCTATGATGATGGGCGACAGGGTATAACTGGCGATGTGCTCGGCATCGATGCTGTTATCCACGTAGTGATTAGAATCAACCTGCGCATCGTCAATCGTTGCCGTCTTCACGGAGTCGTCAGGAAGTACTACCGCTGCGGGCAAGTTGACCGTACCGGAAAAGGTATTGGTGCCGGTCCATGTGTTGGCAGCGCCTTCCATGAAATCCTGCAGGCCCGATATTGACTCTACTTTTGTTGAGCCGTCAGTACTGTCCGTCTGATCTGACTTGTCATTGACGATTACCGAATCGTCAGCCGCGAGATCCTCTGTCTGGGCAGGGAGGTCCATCATCTTTACTCCCGCGCCCCATGCAAGTGCCGGAACTACCAGCAGTGCTAAGATTGCGCCTACTACTTGTTTCTTCATTGTGACCTCCTACCCGACATAGCGGATAAATTTGATGTGATACCGTTCTGGTAAATATGGTGCTCCTGATCTGCTAAATGAATGCGAGTGATATACTGAACCTGTGTGGCCGCAACCGGAACATACTTGGTTAGACCCCGTACGCCAGCCCCCCGCCGAATGCGAATGCCCTCTGCTGCTGGTACTCCCACTGAAACTGACCGTATCATTGCCAGCAATACCCCCCTCCCCGGTACTAGAAAATGTTAGAAATTTATCAGTCATAGCGGCTACAAGTTCCCATTTATCAGGTACCCCCGCTTGCGCCCACATACCGATAAGACCCTCTATATTCTTCTGGTCAATTATGTCGAAAGCGCGCAACGTACAACGGGCTAATGATGGTGTCACCACAAGCGAGGACTGCCCATGATTATGACTCCCTCCGCCTCCGCCCATACTAGTATTTATACCATAACTGACTATACTGCCTGCTGTCTGTGAGACATAGCTAAAATGCGAATGGCTGTCACTACCGCTGCCCACCCCTACTGATTTTGTTTCGAGGCCAGATCCTACTGCAGTATTGGCTCTGAACAGCCGGTCAGCGTTAAACGAATAGGGTGTTTGTTTGGTGTTAGCCGCGTCACCAAACATGATTGCCCCTACAGGTATAGGCGAATCATTCTGCGCTTGAATTAAGCGGGTTTGTTCGTAAGCTGGTACATAGGTAAGCGCTATAGTGTGGCTATGATTACCAACGTAATTGGTATGCTCCGACGGGCTGCGCGGGTGCGAAGCCCCATATCTCGACGTACCCCAATCATAGATAAGCGGTCTACCACTTCCCCCATTATGCGAACCTCCACCATTACTGGTACGAGTTGGATATGACTGACTCCCGGTAGTTGCTACTACTGAGTCACTGTCAGTACCCCGCAGGAACTTCCCGTCCGCATCCGTCCAGACAGACCAGTCCGTACCAAGATCAATCCCGTCTTTGGCGGCGAGTATCAATCCGGCTGGTACGTTAATGGCTCCTTGCGTCGCGTACCACCACGGTCTAAGCATACGCCTGACCCGCTAACGATCCGTGAATCACCGACCCCGCGATCTTCTGCAGCACCAACCTGTCCACGCCGGATGACGAGAACTCCGGTTCATCGCCGTCGGGCCATTTGAAGTTGGTGTTCCAGCTCATGTTAGTACCCCCGTCAGTAATCACCAGAGCCACTGTCTGACCTACCTCAAAATTAGTCAGCTCCAGCGTTGTTGCCCCTGTAATGGTGATTACAAACGTATGATACACACTGCAATCCAAGTTAATGGTACCGCTGGTAGCGGGCACATTCTGCAAACGCTTCTGCATAGACGAGAGCAGTTGGAGAAACGTCAGTTTCTTACTGCTCCCGTTTACGGATTGCGTCGGATCGCTTACATCAGTGATGCCTATCAGGTCGCCGTTGGCGAGGTCATCGACAGCGGCGTTCCACTGCGATATACCCGGCATATCAGCCCCCTATTAGCAGCTCAATGTGTAGGTAATATCCAGCGTTTCAGCAGCAGAAAGCGATTTACTCACCGCAGACTCGGACAGCAGTATACCGTCAGTACAGGACGTGGTGTCGCCTTTGGTGTCCGCGTCAGCATGACCAGAGGGTGAACCCACTACACCGATACCGGTTATGGTCAGCGTCGATGTTGAGGTAATCGTCGCCGCAGTGCCGTTGGATACTGCCTGCGAAGACGAATCCCCGTTGTCCCATTCCTGCCGCAACGTCTCATCGTACCCGGTGTCTTCGGTACCGCCCGGAGAGGCGTACGTGCTACCGGCAGCAGCAGTAAACGACCCGGTGATGATAATGAAGTACCAGTTGTCGACGGGACTTACCGGCGTGTTGGTGCTGATTGCCGAATCAAGGATGTAGTTCTTGCCCTGATTGGTCACCAGATTACGGAACTCATCGATGGAGATAATCTCGCCATGACGGCTACGGTGCACCAGTTGAAACACACCACGCGGGTCAAGCAGCGACGCCATCCTCTTCTTGAGGTTCTCGTCCGATACAACTTCAATCCGTTTAAAATCGTCCATGTTGTTCTCCTATAGGTATGGACTAACTGTTAAGGACGGCACCGTAAAGTGTGCTGCCCGCTTTCCAAAAACGATAACAGTTCCAGAGCGTGCTGGAAATATTATACGTTCCAGTATTGACCCACGTTACCGTAGGCATAGTCAACGCGTTTCCGTTGGTCTTGATCATTACTTCCACTACCTGCGTATCAATTAACGAGTCGGTAAGGGTGACCCCTGAAGCCTGATTCAGTATCTGCAGCGCCCCGTTGTCCGGGTCTATCGGCACCGACCCGCTGGTAGCCATAGTAAAATGGGTACGGGTGTTGGTCGAGAGCATATCGACTAACTGATCTCGTGCAGCATCCGCTGCCAACTCTGACGCGTAAGCATTGGCCGCCGAAGTAGCCGCGTTTGAGGCGCTGGTATAAGACGCCCCGGCGCAATTCGCTGCGTTGTCCTCAGAGGTACCGGCGTTGGCTTCAGAGATAAGGGCGGCGGCTGCCGCTTCAGTTGCGGCTGAGACATCGACAACGAGCTTCCAATACCCCGCCGCCAAGTCAGTCGCCCACGCACCGGATGTGTGCTCGTTGATACAGATATAAATATTAGTATCCGGAGCTGTCACCACGTCTCGAACTTCATAGGTCTGAGCAGTGATCCAGTCCCCCCGCCAGTCAACGATGATTTGAGTATTCTCCAGTATGGTGTCATACTGCTGAAGAATCATCACTAGTCTATCAAAGGCATCCTCCAGAGTCTGCGCGGGGAGAGGGAAGTTATTAACGAAATCCACTTCCTGCACTACTGCGAGGTCACGCTTAATATCAAGGGTGCCCCCCGAAGAGGAAGGCGAGGTTACGGCCACCGTCCCGCCGTCAATCCCCTCGACAAGCCCCACCGTATAGTCCGACCCCTCTATCAGATTACTCACCGTACCATCATCATCGATATGCTGAACGAGTAAATCCTCCGTCTCAAAGACCTTAAAAGAAAACGCGTAACTCCCCGGTCCCGTGTAGGAGTAGCTGATAAATGGTACTTGTGATGATACAGTCATAACTAGCCCCCTAGTTAATCAGGTTTGGTTCCAAACGTAGCCTGTTTAATATCTCCCTCTGCCATGCCTTGCGCGATCCGGGTAAGTCGCTGGATGGGTACTTTTCCACCCCCAGTAAATGCCCCGGCCCCAATATTCAATGCTTGCGCAAAAGCTGCCCAATCATCAAGCGTTAGCTCATCCGTGTCACCGGCCCTAACGTATTTAAGCACTTTTGACACGTCTTGTGCAAGCTGCGCAGTCATCGTATTGTCCTGATAGTACCGCTGCCCCAGAATATACCGCGCCTGATTGGTCATCAAACGACCAATTTCATAAGACGCCCCCCACGGCCCCAACGCATAAGTAGCCCAGTGTGACTTGAAAAACTCGCCCCACTCCCAGTCTTCGCCCTCATCCTGCTGAATCCACTCAGCAGCCATCGCGTACATAGTCGGTACGATAATATGATAGATCGCCATCGTCTTAGCCCACTGCTTAAAGGGCATCTGCCCTGCAGCGAAGGCCCGCGTCGCATCAAGTTCCTGACGAGTCGCCTGCACCGGACCAGTAGAAAAAGGAGTCGCCAGCCGTACAAATGAATGGCCCTGCTGGAGCAGCGACTGCTCCTCCATAGCCGCCGACTGCTGCGTACGATCAGCGAGCCGCACCATTGCATTAACAGCCTCATCATGCGACATCCCCTGCCGCTGGAACTTCTTCACTAGAAACCAGCCACCGAGCGCAATAGCGGCGTTATCAGAAAGGCGTACTGGCAAACTGAAAAAGTTAGTAAGGGAAGGGTTGGCACGCCAACGACTGAAGTCCGTGGTGCGTGACACTGCTTTAAGATCGCGATCGATAGCTTGGCGACGGTTAAGAAAGAATGGGTGATGCGCCGCCATGTCCCACATCTCTTTGACCGCCTGTTTCGGATTCTTGGCAAACTCGACCCATGACTGCAGGTACTCGCCTACCGTCATACTCTGCCAAAAGTTTACTACCGATATCTGCTGCTTAAGAGTCGCCCCCATATTCGCGGACACCATTGCCGAAACAAATCCTGTACGCACCCGGTCAACCTCTTTCACTACCCCCGACTGATTCTTCCCATTAGTCGCTAAATTATTGAGGTGGTCGTCGAACTTCGTCAGTATCTTTCGGCCATACTGCATAGTCACGCCGTCGCGGAAATTCTGGTTATTCATCACCGCCTTGGCTAATCGAACCTGCTCGGCATAAGCGGCGAAATGGTTCATCTGCTCAATATACACAAAGAAGTTCGATACGTCGTTCTCGAACTTAATGCGCGAGCGCTTAATAGAATTATTCTGCTCAGTACGCGGAATCAGAGACCGTGCCCCTTCAGCCGTCGCCCTGACCACATTGTCGAGATGATGCTGCGACACCACCATTGCCGTGTCTTCATCATGCGCACGCTCCCTGAAGCCCTCTACATCGATCGGAGAGTAATTTGTATACCTAGGTAAGTCTACACCGTTTAATTGCACATAGACGCTGTTGTAGCGATCGTAGCGAGCATCCTCGTTATAGAACTGCAACTGCCAGTCGGCAAACATCTTGTCTTTTGGTGTGAGATGCGCCCTGAATATGCGTCGTCGTACCGCAGGACCGAGACCCTGCTTCTCCAGCCGCTCAGCCAGCGAGGGGTCCTGCGCCTTCATGTAGAGATCGCGGATACCGGCGATAGACCAGCGTTGCCGAAAGCCCTCAATCTTTATACTACGCACCGCATCCCGCGCCATCTTTGAGTTACGACTATAACCGGTAGACAGCTCGTATATCTGCATATAGGCACTGTCGAGCAGCTTCTGATCCTCGCGCAGCCACGACTCCAGTTTCTGTCGTGCCTCGAAGAAATCGAATACCTTCTTTATTGGCGACTCGCTGTTCAGCGGCTCGTATGAAGTAATCGCGTTAACGATACTGCGCGGGTTGAGGAAGGCATACTTACCTACGGTGTTTCGAGCGATAAGGTCTTGAAGATTTTTACGACTAGGAAAGCGCCACTTCGCCAGCCTATCCTGTACGTGGTACTCCTCTGCAGATACCTCTTCAAGCTCTGTCTCGACCTGTTCTGTATCCATACCGGTGATAGCCTGCATGGACTGGTCAGTAATTTCAGCAGCAAGCAGCTTATTGGCACTCAATGGGCCTTCCTGCTTGCGGTCCACCAGCCACGCCTGCAGATCCTTCTGGAACTGCTGCAGCTCTTTTATCGCCTGTGGAGCTGTCTGCGGGTCTACAGCCCGAAGCATAATACCTATGTACTTGGTCTCCCAGTAGCTGACTAATTCAGACACGCTCCCTGCATCAGCAAAAGCCACCCCGTTTCTGCTGCCGAACAGATCGTCGTTAAGGAGCTGACGGCTGAGCAGCGCATCGGTCAATTGGCCCTTACCCCGGAGCTTATTAATACTGCTGATACGGGGATGCAGAGTCTGGACAAACTCAGTCACCTCTTTCTGGAACTGCGAGCGCAGCTTGCGCTTCGACATGCGTTTAGGCTTCAAACGCTTGGGCTTGTACTTTTTGATAAAGGTCTCGATCCGGCTGGAGATGTCCTTGACCCGGTTCTTATACACCTGCGCCGCCTTCCATTGGGCCAGTACCACCTTCATGTCAGCCTTGGCCTTCGCCATGCCGATCTTGTCGCCCTTGTCCAGTGCCTGCTGGGCAACATCAGCCAGCGCATGAAGCTGCATAAGCACCGCCTGCTCGGGAGTTTGCACCCCTGTCTGGACTGCCTGATACCCCTGCTTAAGCACATCGGCAACCCGCTGCACCGCTTCGCCCTTGGCCCGACGCTTCTGCACTCCGGCCTTGGTCTTAGTTCGACGACGCTCAGTCCGTGCTTTTCCTACTGCTGCCTCGGCTCGGTCCTCTGGGGGTATGGAGTAGAGGGTGTCGAGTATATCAACACTCTCACCTTCGTATATGACATAGTTAGTTTCGTCAGAAGTAGTACCTATATATTTATGTCCTTTTATACCAATAGAACGTAAATACTCCGAGGTCGCCTGTTTACGTGTCCTCCCATTAAGTTGCTCTTTTAACCCCCCGAACTGCTCAGGTATACCGAAAGCCTCAGTCAAAGCCCGGTATATATCGCTACCCCAAGCGAGTTCTTTATCGATATTCTGCATCCCGGCCTGTAAAAAAGGCCATATCTGTTCTAATGCCTGTTCTACCTGTTCGGGCTGTTGGTCAATAGGCTTACTAAAGTCTAACAATTCGCCATCTTCAGGCACGTCTACTTCATAAAGCTGTCCTACTTGCTCCTCGTACGCCAGCTTACCCCGATTCTGCTCAAGGAACTCCGCCGCCTTATCGTACTCCTCCGTCACTTCGATGGCCTTCAGAGGGTCAAAAAGGTGCACCCAAGGACTAGTACCGTCGCGCATAGTTGCGACCTGTTTCAGCAGATCCTGTATTGCCGCGTCTATATCCCCGCCGTAGTTGACAAAGAAATTTATGGCAGTATTCTCGTAGTCCTTGCCTGTATAGTCGTAAACCTTACCAGCTATTTTAGCCACCGCGTGAGAAAGGTTTTTCCGATACCACTCAGCAATCTCTTTCTTGCTAGAAAAATACAGCCCCCACCCGTATGCCTGTGCCCCCTCCCCGGTACCAATATAATCAGTACTAAACTGTTCTATACCCCGCGCATGAGTGCCGTGGTACGCTCCCTGATATAGCTCATCAACCAGACTAGTACCCGGGGCTAGATTCAGTTTCCCTTCCTGATCCGCTACCAGCAGGGAGTCAAACAAACTGCGTGCTTCGTTGCTAATCCCTATACCCGCTGTCGGGGAGTTGCGCAGCGCCGTATAGGTACGCTTCATCCACTGGGTGAACTTCTCGAACAGCGATTGCATCTCCTGTGTCGGAGCACGGCCTTCCTGCAAGTACTGCACCCATGCGTTGGCGAAGGCTTCCTCGTTCTCCCGCGTCCACTGACCGCCCTTGACGTTGAAGATGCGCTCGGCCTCGGTGCGTTGCTGATCACTCAGGTCGCGACGGAATACGTGGCCTATCTCATGGGCCATATCTTCAATGGTAGTCTGGCGAAAGGCGGTGATAATGGTCTCATGCTCCTTGAATACCACCTGCCCGGTCTGGCCGATCGCCCCGGTGTCCTCATCGACGACATCGAGCTTCAGTTTACGGGCCTCAAGATACTCGTCCAGCGACATGCCAAGGTTGCCCGCCCGCGCCCGCAATACGCTCTCTACTGCCTGCGCCTGCTCCTCATTGCCGTCCAGCGCCACCCGAAGGTGATAGCCGAACAGCGCCTCGGCTTCCACACCCTCAACGGCACGGCCTGTAACCTCGCTTACGATGTCGGCACGATCCTCGACATCCGCGATAATCAGCGCATCGAGGTCACCCTCGGTGATATTAGTACCTTCAGCTACAGGAGCCGCTACCGCCTCTGCTGACTGATCTGGTTCGATAGGATTAGTCTCCGCAACGGGCTTCTGCTTCTTCTCATTGACCTCTACCCGTTTCTCCTGCTCAACTTTGCGCTTGGCTTCCTGTACCTGCTTGCCAATCTCTATCTTGCGCTCAGCGACTTTCTTAGATACCTTGTCGCGAGTGCCTTTGCTGAGCTTGCCCACCGCAGGAGAGATAACACTGCCGCCGAACTTGAGACCGAAGGCCCCCTGAAAAGCTGCGATCGCCGCCTCGCTCATACCCTCGGTCAGCTCCTCGCCAGTCGGGAAGTACGGCTCCTCACCCCGGTCTATCTGACTACGCTGCAGCGCTTCATACTTCGCCACGTTACTGATAATCGTCTGCATCGCTTCTGTAGCCGACTCAGTGACACCTGCACCAGTCATCCCCGCTAGAGCTGAGAGTATTTTAAAACCTTTAATCGCTCCCCCGCCAAAGGTCTTAAGCACAAGACCACCGGGGATAAAGAGACCCGCCAGACCAGCAAATTCAGAGGCGGCAAACGGTATGCTGTATTTGGAAGCGGCTTCCTTGGCGTACTCGGGGTCGATCTGATCCGCCGCCCCCTCCATCTCGCTCATTATCTCGCCGTAGGCCGCCGGAACCGGCTGCCCTAGCATCATGTGCGCAGGCGCTGCAACCTTCCAGCGATCCCAACCGTACTGAAGTGCGGCCCCTGACTGCCCGGTAAACTTCAATGTCTCACTGAAAAAGCCTTTAACCGGATGGATACCCATAAGATCGGGGTGCTTCTGATACAGCTCCTCGATCTCTCCGGTGATGCGCTGAATATCAAGGTCAGCCCCAACGACATCGCGCTTGTCACGATCCCATATATGAAAATTCTTTCGGTGCTGCAGATAACCTAGTTTGACGGACGCCAGCCCCAACTCCAGCAGCGAATCCTTGTCCTGCTGCAGTTCGGGATTCATCTCGATAGCCTTGTCAAATGCAGGGCGGAGGTGGCTGACATCAACCGGCTCCCTGCCGAAGATAGTGGACAGGCTCGCCAGCTCGATAGCCTCATTATTGATCTCTTCTTCGGTATAGAGGCCCCACACCTTATTGGTGCGCGGATCAGTGATAATAGGCTCTTGGTTCAGATCATCGATCTCTTCAGTGGTAGGCTGGATCTCGAAATACTCGTTATCCCCCCGCTGGATCGTCTGATTGCCGAACTCCGTAACCCCGGCCTCTAAGTCATAGTAGAAATCACGGGCCATAAGGCACTATCTCCCTGTCCTGTTCCGGCCTGCGTGCCCGCTTCGCCGTCCGAAGCAGCGCTTTATTCAAGTTCCTCTCATCCTGCACGGAGAGGAAAGTACTCTCAAGGTTGCTCAGATACTCTTTGTACCACTCAGTGAACTTGATATCCGGGTAGTTCTTTGCCGCGTACTGTTGCCACGATATCGCTGCCGCCTCTTTAGAACGGGTGGCCTGATCGTTGTATTCCATGTGCTCATATTTTTTCTTCTCCTTCGGTATCTTCTCGTCTTCTCCGAAGTCCCCGAAAAAGTGGCCCCGCTGGGCATAAGCCTCTAACCGCGTCAGCCCATCTTTGTACAACGTACTGTCCTCCCACACCGCTTTCGCCCGGTTGGGGTTCTTCAACTGACGGTTCTTAACCAGCAGCGCCACAAAGTCTTTCATCGAATAGTTGCCATCAACCACCTCCTGCATGGCAAAATCAAGCTCCTGCTCGTTCAACGGACGAAATACCTGCTTGCCCTTCCACAGCACCTGCGACGCACTGTACTTGGCTACCTCTTCATCCGATAACCCAGTCACGTAACGCCGTGCGTGATCCTCCTGTATCTTATCCCAACTCCTACCCGCGACTGCATCCATATCGGATGGCCGAGGCGCATAAGGCGGCGCTCCTTTACCGTCAAACTGCGAAAGCTCTGCCATCATAGCTGCAGTTCGCGCCTTGTCCTTGGTGTTCTGTAAGGTACGGATGTCTTTCTGGATGCCATCGTCGCCCGTCACCCAGTCATCCAGCGCCTGCCGAGTCGCTTTCGGGAGCTTGTTTCCCATAAACGCCATGACCCGCTCGTGGGTACTGGCTATCCTGCTGATCTTACGCTCGGCCCCCATTCCCTGCAGGTCCTTGGCGATCTCTGTATAGGCCCCCTGAAACGCCTCGGTCAGCTTATCCTGTTTCTCGAAGTCTGTTTTATTGGCGAATAGCTGCTCAAAGCCTTCTATCTCGTCCAGCGCATTGGCGAAACTCTCATTCTTGATAAACTCAGAAAGTGAAAGCGGCAGATTTTTCTCCGCCCACTGCTGCGCGTTTTTCAGATTCTGCTTCGACTCCGTCTTCTTCAGCCGATCAATAGAGTCGCGCTGCCCAATCCACCAGTGTTCCAAGGTAGCGTATGACTCTTTAGTCATGTGCGGCTCAGCAGCATCAAGTATCTGACCGGCCATCGCCAGCGCATCTTCCGGTTGAATGTTGTCGTTAGGGTCGCGCAACGCATCGTTAAGCGTCTCATACATCGCCGTCTGAGTGACTTTCCACGCTGCCCCGTCCCGTGCCTCGGGGTCATCCGGATACATCTCCAGCAAATGCGCCTCAAAGCGCCCATCGGCAAAGTAGAGTGGCCCGTCCTTAACTGCATCGGCCTCGGCCTGCTTACGCTTCTGATAGGCGAGAATGCCCTCGACCTTCTTGAACTCCCGGGCTTGATGAATCGCCGCTTTTTCCTGCGCCGAGGTCCGCTCACGGTTCATCCGCAGCGCCGCCTCCTGACGCACGTTCTCAGGGGCACTCATCAATAACTCATTATACAGCCCGTCTATCTGTTGGCGGTGCGACTGATACGAGCCAGTCGCTTCCTCGGCCTCTTTAAAAAGAAACCCCTTGACCGCCTGACCACTGGGGTCGGTATAACCTATCTCACTGCGCCCTAGTTCCTGCTGATAAGCGAGTACCAGCGCATCGGCATCAGCGCGATCCTGACGCTGCTGGAACCTGAAAGCCGACTCAGCAAACACCTGCGCAGTGTGCCCCATAGCATCGAGGCTCTTGTCAACCAGAATATCATTGGGTTTTAACGGAGTATATTCAACATTTGCTGAACGCTCATTGATACGGGGTGCAGACACGCGAGCGTTCACCTGTCCGCTACTAGCCGAAAGACTCCCTTTGCTGGAGGAAAGAAGTACGGGGGAAAGTTGGCCTGAACCTCGGCGGGAAGGGAGCCTCCCAGATGCTAGTTTAATGTCTATCTTTGGCATAACCCCATCCTATTTTCCTGACGATCCGTATGTCGGAGACCCGGCGAGAAGACTAGAGCCGGGATAAGTCAACCCGGGCACCATCTGAAACTTGGGACCCCCCGGGTAGCGCTGAGCCACCGGATAATAAGGCTCCTGTGTCGTCGGCTTAGAACCATAGTACCCCGCAATCCCCGTACTCGCCGCATTGAACAACCCCGCCACCATATTACTCTGTATTGTGCTCCGGTTCTGATTGTAGCTCATACTGGCATTCCACATATTAGCGGATAGCCCCTGCCGCGCCGACTGCTGGCCCGCTTGCGCCTGAATCAGCGACCCGGCGGTATTCGCCATCGACTGCATCAGCATATTCTGCGACTGTACTGCACCGCCTACCAACGTCGTTCGCGCTGCCTGCTCAGCCTCGTAAGCGTTCTTTTGAATCTGTACCTGACCCTCCCACAGCAACCGCTGCATTTCCAGCGTACCCATGTAGCTATTACGGGCCTGTTCACGCCTGACCTGCTCGGCCTGCTTGTCGGCCCCGTGACGGATGATAAGGGTGTCGAGGGCTTCCTGCGTCATAGAGTCGATAATCACATCAGCGTTACTGCCTGTACCTATCACCGTGCCACTGGCCGCTTGGATAGCAACCGCTTCGCCTCGTTCTCGTGCCCGCTGCTGCTCTAACAGCGCAACATCAAGTTCAGCGGCCTCCCAAATGTCCCCTATCTCCTCCTCGAGAAGGGAGTTATTATACCCGGTTGTAGCCGCAATAAGGTTATTATTGTAGCCCACTGACTGAGCGATAATCTCATTATTGTACTCGGAAACGTCGCGAATAGTATTGGCGTTGTACGCCGCCAGTTGCATATTGAGATTGGCTGCGGCTCCGGCCATCGCCGCATTGACCCCGGCAATTTTTAACCCCGCAGAGATATTGTTCATCTCCGTGTTGTACTTCATCGTCGCATTGTACTGGTTGATCGCTAACTGACTCTTATTCTGAGACGCCTGCGAGTTCGCCTGCACCAACGACCCCACGGCCTGCACCGCCGCTACTCCTGCCCACCACCAGCTCATTATTCCATTACCTCCACCTCGTCAACAATCCCACGTACTGTCAAGGGAAAGGGCTGCTTCTGACGTATAAAGTACTCGGGTTCGGAATCCTGCCCCTCAAGAAAAGCGATTTTGTACCAGCCCGTATAGAGCGGCACCGGCTCGCCTAGATTATGCGCGGGGGTGCGGAAGGGCTGCTCCTCCTCGGTCTCCCCATCTTCAGGGTCATTACGACCAACGTACATACCGACAGAATTATACAAGTCTATAAAGATATTAGTGATACGCTGCGTTCGGCCCCTACTGGTCCCGTCACGCACATCGGCGTCAGTGAGATTAGGTCGGACCTCCGACTCGTAAGCCAACCCGATCACTGCACTAGTACAAGCGCGATCAAGTTCCACGATACCATTACTGGCGACAACTTTGTCCGCGTGCGCCGCACCATCAGCCAGAATACTGACCGTCTCGTTCTTGAGATGCGCCAACCCGGATATTTCTGTCGCCGCTGCCCCGCTGTACACCAGATGGCTGTCGAGAAACTTCCCCGCCGCAGAAAAACCCCCTTTGAACCAGTCTTCCAACTTCTCCAGATAAAACTTGTCTTCAGTGTCTATGTTGCGCTGCACGATAAACCAGACATCGTCCTCGCGAGTAACCCCCGGTACTGAAGTTACTGCCAAAAACTCACCCTGTGTATCGTGACGGTGCCAACCCACCACTTTATGCTGACGCTGATAGGTGACCCCGAGAAGCGTGCCGTCCTCGCGCACACACCAGATAATAGAATCCGGGGTCTGTTGATAAGTCCAGTCAGTGATCGAGTAACTCTCGGTAAGATGCGGCGAGAGAATCGCCATGTCAGAAGTCTTGTAAGAGTCAAACGTGTAATCGTAGACAAACTCGTTTACCGTCCGTCCGTGCCGCTCGACAAACAACGTCGTCAACCCGACCAACAAGGGTGTATTCTGCTCTGAGCCGTTATTTGTTTGCCGCTGGGCGAGAATATTAGTGGGCGTTAACGCCGACTGGTCATTACCCGTCACTGTCCACTCATTACCAAGCGTACCGACATGCAGCGACTTGCCCGTGGTGATCCATTGGATACGATTCTGCGTCCCTGAGTCGAGCGTAAACGTCACCGCGTCAGAGTCTGCCAGAGTGGCCGACACCCCGAAATTGAGAAAGTCCCCCGCTTGCGACATCCATACTGTCTGCCGCCGCAGAGCGTTCCCCGCCAGCGCAAGCCGCTGCTGATGAAAAGTCACTTTCCGAGGCCAGCCGTATGTGTCAGACCAATCACTGGGCTGGTTAGCAAAAGACACCTGATGCAAACTCCAACACTGATGACCGTGACGCTTAATAATATGCGGCGGTAAGTCGGCCTGTGCGATGTACATCTCATCGCCTGACTGCGCCCAATCAAAATTATCGATATCCCAGCCGCTAGGAAGTACTAGGGTTACCACCTCGCTGATACCAATAATCGCCGCTGTGAAGTTCAGTACGAAAGTAACCGTGCCACCTGTTGCCGGACTGCCGGTGCCGACCTCGATCGCCGTCGCCCCGGTACCGGCAGTGTAAGTGACATCAAACTCATCCGCTCCGGGGCCACTGGCAACCTCGGTCAGCGTCGTCTCGGTGTCATCCGCTGCCGTGTGGTACCCTGTCGCATCAACGTAAGTAAGCCCCGCCGGAAGAGTGAAATTGTAAGTGTCTGGCCCCGTGTACTCCTGCCTTACTTCAAAGTCATACTCGCAGGCTACCCCGCTTCCGACTACCAACCCGTCTACGTCTGCAGAAGTCGTCGCCCCAAACACAAGCCGGATATCTCCGTCGATATGCTTGTAAAACACCAGCGCATACGCTTGGGTCTCATTAAAGATAAAAGGAATCAGTCGTACTTGAGGGTCGTCAGTATCGATACTGAGAGTATTAAGATCATAAACAAATTTTGTCCCGGGACGCCGGATCGCTGGGCCTTGCGTTGCGCAGAACATGTTACGCAGCACCTTGCAACCGTTCCGGTAACGCTCAAAATCAACCCGATCATTCATCAACGGCGACAGCTCGCCTGCGGTAAAGGAGTGCTTAAGACGGTAAAAAGGCATTAGCTGTCGTCCTCATTGCTGCGGTACGAATCAAGCTCGCTGTACCCATCCGGGTACACAAAGGTATCGTTATTAGGATCTTCGTCAAAAGCCCGGTACTGATTACCTATATTCGCATCGGTCTCCCATGCATTGACCTGCTCTACCATGAACTGCTCCTGCAGGGTACCCACCAACTGTTTATCCTGAGTGAGTGCTGGCCCCATTTTAACCGCCAGACCAAGGGCGAGGAGGTTATTAAAGGCGCTAGAGTAAATGGTGATATCGGTAATCTTAGCAGTGTAATAGATGTACACATCAGTACCGGTATCGGACTCGCAGTAAAACAACCGCCCCATTACATGCCACTTATCTTTCGACCCGGGCGGGTGCATATCCCGCACCACATGGCAGTCACTGGGCAGCGAATACACATATAAATTATCGGGAACAGTATAGTCGTCCTGATCCAGCGGCTGTAACTGCACATACTTACGGGCAAACGACCAATCGACTTTCGCGAGTATATAGTCACGAGTAAAATCAAAGAAGGCCGACGCCATCCGCGCCCGCTTGTTGTTCTCAGTAAGCGTTCGGATAGAGTCAGCGCCGAGCATAGCCAGCGAAACATTACATATATCGACCTTCGATGTCGCCATTAGAGCACCTTATTCAGATCCGTGTCAATCGCCCGGTACCGGCAGTCGAGCAACAGCGCTACCGTGCGCTCCTTTCCCCGATTACCTGACTTTTTGTCATATCTTTTCTCTATAAATTCCTTCAGGTTATCGAGTTCATACTCGGCTTCGAGTAACTCAGCTTCACCAGCAGTGTTAAAATCGATCTTCTTACCCCCAAGCTCCACGAAGTGACTAGGGCACACCACAAATTCAGCTATCTGTCCTACTTCAAACTGCTGATGCCTGCCCTCCGCATTTGCTACATAGCAACCCCGCACACATATGCACTTCATAGTGCCTCCTTACGAGTGCGCCCCCACCGGAGCAGGGGCGCGATCAAGGTTAAGCGTTGGTCTGAACGCCTTCAAGGACGATTCCGCAGGAATACACCCCTGCCGAGGTGGTCCCGGTCAGCGCCACAACCACATGCTGTTTACAGTCGGAGGGGAGCTGGAACTGAATAGTCACCCCCGCAGCCGGAACGGCTTCGATAGTAAACAGTGCCTCATCGGCGTCGCCATCGGCGTCGTCGAGAAAGGCGATAGCGGTTGCGCCAGTCAATGTTGCTTCAGTGGTGAAGAAGCAGTTGATTGGTTTACCGGGACCGGGATTGACCGCATCGAGGTCAAGAGTAGTCGGAGTCCCGTCATGCGCCAACGAATCAGCCCACAATATTGTCTTGTCAAGTATCATATCTTTCTCCTGATTAAATTAGTAGCATCGACTAACCAACTAACTAGCTGCCTAGTTATTAGGTTACAACTGCTTCAGTTTCGAGGAGCGCATTACAGGTTCTAATCGGAATACCACGGAACCCCAGCACCTCTTTACCAAATACCGTCTGGTAACCGAGCGCCGCGTTAGACTTCTCGATTGCTGCTTGATCAAGCATCGCACAAACTGCCGGGGCGGCATAAAAAACACCCCGCGCCCGCATCGGAGTCGCATACATCGCCTTGATCATCGCGGTGTACAGCAGTTTCTGGCTGGCCGCTACTGCCATGTCGCCAAGTTCGATGTTGCAGATACGCACGACGTATCGCCAGTCGCGAACACACAGACCCATTTTCCACTGATAATGAGTCCTGAACCCTTGGAAGCGCCCGCCGTCATCGTCAAACAGGGTGACCTCGCCAAGATTCTGCGCCTTCAGCCCTACCTGTGAACCTTTCGGGTAGATACCGTGCACTGTGTTCTCCCCCCACACCACATAGTACATGGAAGTTTGCACATCAGCAGTCGGTGACCCGTCAGAACAAGAAATAATGTTCTTCAAATAAGCTGAGTTAGTTTGGGCGTCCGGTTTTACAAGAGTCAATGCGTCATAACGCGGAGCGAGTCCTAAGAACCGTTCAGGATACAAACCGGTGTCCCCATAAAAAATAGTGGACGCCATCGTATTAGACATCGCCTCAAGATGAGGTGTGTCCTCAGACATGCGAAACGCTGCAGAGTTACCGTTCAACTCGGCAAGGTCCTTATCGACCTCCGCATAATCCTCCAGCATACCGATAGTGTCATCGACCTGCGCCGTGGAACTTTTGGTCGGTTTGACACCGTAGTTAAGTTTACGCCATGTCGGAGTCGGTAAATCAGCCCGAACCGTAGTACGATGACCGGTAGGCAAGTTACCCTCGACCAGAGGAACATCCTCTAGGATGGGGTTCTGCTGCTCAAGCAGCTCCGCTATTTTCGCGATTTTTCCATCCGGGTCCATCCGTTTGGTCAGATTCGCTAGATTCGGATATTCCGAACCTGTCATTGGTGTAAAAGCCATAATTTATCTCCTTGTTATTTTTGTGGATGCGAATCCCCGTACATCGCATCCGCCACGGATTTTTCACCGGGCGGACGGGGGATTCCTGTAGTTATAAAGCCACCTTCTTGACCCCACTTACCCACTACGTGAAGGGCTTGAATTACATAAGGATCGTCAATCACTCCGGTCTTCTTCACATAATCAGAAAAACCGGGAATCTCCTCGTTCAACAATTGGGTTGCTTGCAAGGCCAGCGCCTTGTTGGTATTCGCTTCCGCGCCCCAACTCTTAACTACCGCCTGCCCCAATTCCCGGCGTGCCTGAGTGTACTGCTCCTCATTCGCCTGCATGTACTGGGAAAAGAACCCCAGCGACGCATTGAGCTGGTCTTGAGTAAATTCATGTTCGTGGGCAAAGATCCTTATATTATCCGGTAACCCCTCTGGCGGCTCATACTCACTCGGCTTCGGCACCACCCGAGCATCCGGCTCTGGTTCTGTAGACTCAGGCTCTGGCTCTGTCGTGCTCTCCGGTTCGGTTGACTGCGCTTCTTGGGCCGGTTCGGATACTGGTTCAGGACTGACCGCTGCTACTGGCTCAGTCGTCGTCTCCAAAATCGTAGGCTGCTCCGTCGGCGTCTCCACTGTCGGAGTCTCCGTCGTCTCGGTTGCTTGTGCTGTTTCTTCCGCCATCGTTATTCTCCTCACGTTTTTGCATTTCTAAAAGTAGTCTTGGGTAGGCTGTTCGATCGGCATCTTCGAGCATTTGCAGGATAAACAGACCCACTCCGCGTTTGCCCGAAAGGTAATCGCTTCTTCGATCCCCGGTGTACGTGTCCGAGTAAAGATCGCAGAAGGATAGAATATGCCAAAGCACATCTCTACCAAAGCGGTGTTTGTACATCTCTCGCACGTTTTCCAGTAGGACATGGTAGGCTTTTTCCTCGTCTGTCTTCTTCCGCGCCATTACATCAGCCCCAGTGACTGAGCCATCTCAGTCGCCTCAACCTGCGAGACCGCCGCATCCGCCTCGTCCTTTCTGGCAGCGGCCCGTTCCCCCTCAAGCTGCGTCTGTGCTCCGGCCATCGCCATCGCCTGCTCCTGTTGCTTCTGCTCCTGCATGGCTTTTTCGCGCTCGGCCCGCAGTTTCTGCACCTCTTCCTGCGGTCTCAGCACACCAATCTCCACCCCGGTAATGTCGGCGTACTCACGGGCCGCCATATCGACATCGACATTATCAAGTATCTGCTGGTCGAATTGGGCAGCGTTGCCTATAAAAGCCATAAACGAATTGATCCCCTGCAAGGCTACGGAACGCTGAGCCGTCGCCAGCGGCGAGATGAGTTTGATCTCATAGTCCCCGGCCAGCATCGCCAGATCGGGAGGGAGCGCAGGCAGCAACTGCTTACGCAGCATTATGTTAAAGCACCGCTCAATAAGGGGTTGCAGAAATTCATGCTGGAGTCGTTCAATAACTGGTCCGAGACGCAGCATCTTTTCCTGCTCTCGGGCGTTAACCTCGGTAGCTTTGTAGGGGGTTGCATTGGGGTCGCGGGCTGCCGTGAGGAATATATCGTTGAAAAAGTTTCGCTGTATTCGCTGCTCAACTCGCTCGACAGCAGCACTGACTCCATTGAAATCGAATCGGACTTGATAGAGTTCATTGACCGTCTCATTAGGGTTGGCGTAGTAGTTGTAGCCCCCGGGAAGCGTATTGAGCTTACCCCGCATCCGCGCCGGTACATTCAGCGGCGGATTGATCGTTTTGTGGGTCGCCATCAGGAAAGACTTCTCCATCTCCTGCAGGCGCTTGACATCAGGAAGCGAACGGCTACCGGGGCCAATACCATAATCGTCAGAACCGATAGTATTCCAACGAGCCAGAGGATACGGAAATTCGTGAAAACCGTCTGTCTTGAGGGGATTTTCCAAGGTTGAGGAAGTCGATACATGGCTGCTCTGCAAAAGGAAAAAATAGCGTTTGTAATTGAAATCCCGCCAGCGCTCCTTGCGCACGCACTCCAGTACAGAATAGAAAGTAGAGTCAGCGGCTGCCTCGTTCTTAGCTACCCGCGACTGCTGTTCTCTAGTTCCGCCAAACTTCTGCACCAATTGGCGCTCGGACATAAACACCACTCGAAAAAACTGATCCGGCCTGCCATCGGCTCCAGTAGAGAAGACGTACTCGCCTGCGGTCAGCAGCTCGAAACGGAAAGGCACCAGATCGTCGCCGGTATCGTGGCCGACATAGGTGCTGCCCGTCCCGAATCCGGCGTACTCTATATAAAAAGAATTGATGACAGAATAAAAATTACTTAAATGCAGGGCGGCGTGCAGCCGCTCCTGACAATCCTGCAACCATGCCTTAAGCGCCTCAACCTTCTCCAGATTGGCGTCTTGCCAGCCGAGCTTGAACCACGGGCGACTTGGACTGGTAAGTCCTCCGTGCATACCCGAGGTAAGTACATACAGGGCGTCTTCTCCGATAGTATTGATCACCTTCGGAGACGTAAGTTTGCGCTTGTTCGGCCTCGATAAACCAGTGAATATCCCCCGTCCCGGCAGTAAATACAGACTTATATTGCGCCATTCCGCCTCCCACTCGCTGCGCTCGTTCTTCAGCGTCTCGTACGTCGCACTCGCCTCGCTGTATGAGTATGCCATATTATTTACCCGCCAATACGGAACTGTCTACCATTGCGTCTTCCTCGTCAAGCAGTGGCGAAGTCAGCACCGTCTCCAGCCGTCCTTTTCGATCGGCCTCTAGCGCATAGTCCCCCTGCATCTTCTTGGCTAACTGCTCCTGCTTCTCAGTCCAGTCGACCTCGGGATTGCGCTCCGGCTCCGGTACATTAATCTCCGGTATCGGAGGAAGCTGCGGGGTCTGCATAGACGACATCGACTGCATCATCGACATGGTGTTAGCCGACATCGCTTCCATCATTCCCATCATAGCTTCCAGTATCGGAGTGAAATCGGGCGACTCCGGTGCCATCATCGGCATCTGCGGAGCAGGGGCTGAGCTGCCTTTTGAGAATATCCCACCCATACTAAGCTCCTAGTACACTAGCCGCCCCGAGGATCTCTTCGTCCTTTTCCTCAAGAACCGGCAATTTTGGTTTCTGACCTGTGGCGACGGCAACCGGATTCTCCGTCCCTGCGGTGTCCCCATAAGTGCCACCCTCACCACGGGTCAGAATCCAGTCAGAGAAGCCCTTCGGCTTACCCCATTTATCCATCAGCGCCTCAAGCCGCGACTGATCACCCTCACCCCATACGGTAGAAAAATAGTCGCTGATCCGCGTCTGCTTCTGCTCGTCCTCGACGCTGTAATCAATCCCCAGCAACCGAGCGTTGGACATCTCTTTCTTGATCTCCGAATTAACGAAATCCGTGGCCGTGCCTGCCGCGTCCATATAGGAAGAGTAAAGCTGATCGCGTTCGTTCTCCCCCGCAACCCGCGCCGCCCGTTCTTCAGCCTCTTTCTGTCTGCGTTCCGCATCAGCAAGTTGCTGCGCATACTGCTGCTGCTGCTTCTCAGCGTTCTCTTCGTAGGCAGAGGTATCAAACTCGAAAGGCTTTATCTCGGGAAATTCTATCATCGGGGGCGCAGGAGGTCTCGCCGCGTTAAACCCCGCCTGTCCATACTGCGCATAGGGTGCATTGGCCCCGCCAAACTGCCCTGCTATTGAGTCATAAGACGCCCCACGTTGAGCGGCACTATAGGCATTGTCGTACGCCGCTTGCGCATTCTGGGGGTCTATCCCTCCCCCTCCTCCTTTACCGCCCATATCTTCCTCCTATCTATCGTCTTCTTCGCTGCCGCCAAGCAACGAACCGGTATTATTGTCCGAACCCCGCAACAGGTCTTGTGGACCAAAAGTCGAAAAACTGGGGTAAGTATGCCCCGCAGGAACCCCTTTCATCGCCGCCCGACCTTTGACTGCCTTCTTGCCAGCCGCCAGATGCACGGCATTCTCAGCCAGCCGCCTCTGCTTCCTGCCCTCTAAATAGGCCGCAAGGCTACCACCGACAAGCGTTCCCCCGGCAGAATACGTTCGTGGCGCTTTATCATTCTGGCTGCCGCCTTTCTCGTAACTCGGCACCTTGCCACCGCCGGGATTCCAGTAGCCCACATTCTTGTTGCCCCCCGCGTAAGGGTTGGGTGCTTTACCACCACCAGCCGACCCACCTCCGCTGTAGCTCATCTGCTGGGGGTCCGGCGCTTGCCCCATACTTCCCTTACCGCCCATCTCTGCGCTCCTTTATTGTAATCTGTGCGTCTACATACTCACGCCCGTCAACCATCTGACCGTGAGGAAGAGTGCCGATTTTTCTAAAACCGACCCGGCGAACAAACGCACATGCAGCCCGATTGGTAACGGGCGTGAGTCCGTATAGCGTATACAAAAAAGGCGAGTCAGAACCTGACTCGCACCATATATTGAGAATGTCATCCGTGACTTCCCGGGCCAGTTTCATGGAATACTGGGGCGGGTTATCCGGGTGCATAGAGAAGTGAACCATCGCCGCTTTACCAACAAACCCTTCCAGTGAGAAATCCGCGACAATAGCTGCCCGCTCGACATCCACTACGTTAAACGACAGTAGCCCAATGCGTCCGAGCATAGCAAGCGCGTCCTCAACCATAGGGTCTTTTACATCGCATAAGCGATACTTTAACAAGTCGGCATCGAGCAGGGCTTTCCAATAATTGTACAGCCAAAGTTGCGGTAAATCAAGGGCAGGCTGTACTCCATACATTCCGCGTACCAAAAATTAAATTATTTGTCAATCAAAAAAGTCATAGTCGTCCGTGTTACCCTCACCCGCTACAAGGTCGTCCATATAGCTCAACGGATCATAACTAGCCTCACTAGTTACCCCCGGTATCCCGTGCCTGTCAAGGTAGTCCCGGGCAAGCTCCTGATCGGTAAGCACCTCGTCGATCTCGGCAAAAGTAAGCGCGAAGGCATCCGATTTGTTAGGTGAACGCCCCAGCCGGTCTTTTATCTTTTTCTTCCTGACCAGCTTGATCCGGCTCGACGTATCCTCTTCCAGCATCTGGTTGGTGATCTCACCGAGCAGTTCCGGGTCGCCCGGTATGCTGCCGGTGCGCAGCCACTGCTTCATGCGGTAATACATAGCGGCCCGCATGTTGACGCAGTTCATCTCCGGCGACTGCTGGTTGAAGTGGATCTCGACGATGTTATCGTGCTTGAGCTGCCGCAGGCGATCAATGACCCCGGCCCCGTGACCGGCATCGATGTAGACGTAGACCTGACCGCGCAGGGTCTTGAGATGCGCCGACACCCGGTCAGCCACCTTCATATTGTCAGGGAGGTCGAGCAGAGTGATATTACGCAGCAGCGGACCCTGCCGCTCGATTATGCAGGACGGGTCTCCCCCTCGTCCGACATCGACGCCAATGTGAATCGGGGACGACCTGACAATCGACGAATCAAGGTTTCGATCGACCGCACCCTTCGCCTCGCGAGAGGAGATGAGCATATCGTCGACTTCGGCGTAGAAGTTGTTTTCAAATTCCCTTTCATAAGCTGCTTGACTCATAATGCCCCGGAGCTGCTGCAACTCGTGCTCCGAAATGATTTTAGTGAGACTGACCGGCAGGTTGACGCTGACCCACTCGGCATACATGGGGTCGTCGCTCAGTCCGTAAGTGTAGAACTCGTGGAACTTGTCGAGTCCCTTAACGGTGCCAATAAATAGACCGCTGGCAAGACGATCGGCCATAGCAGGCCGCAGGACCTCAGTGTAGGCATACTCAGCGTTAGGCCATGAGGCAACTTCATCTCCCACCATACGATCGATGTAGATACCACGGTAGTTCTCAATCGCCTCTGCCGAGCCAAGGTAAATCTTGATGTTCTGTGGGAAGTCGATCCTGAGTTCTGTTTCATTGAAGCTCACCAGCCCCCGGCGTACGAAGGGGTCGCAGAATGTTTTAAAGTAGGTCCACGAGACCTGCTTCGCTTGCTTGGCGGTAGGGGCAAAATAGTACCCCCGGTAGTCGTCCAGCTTCAGCCTCTGGGCCTCGCGCACCAGCCAGTTGACGGCCAGCAGGGTCTTACCCAGTCGTCGGTGACAGACCGCAGTAACGAATCTGAAGGCGTCCAGCCGCCGCAGGATCAGCTTCTGCGCGGCCCGGGGTGAGAAGTCTATCGCTATATCAGAGTACGACTTACTCACAGCAGCTCCTCCAGCTCGAGGTCGGCCAGCTCGTCGGCCAGCGCTCTCGTGTCTCTGGCCGTCTGCTTGATCGCCTCCTTGGTCGGCGCTGCCACGTCCTGCGGACCCTCCTGCCACCTGACGGTAATAGTCTTGTCCTCGGTATGCTGGCTCTCGGCAATGGAACGCTCGCTGATGTTGAGATAGGCGGAGAGCAGATACTTTATGAACCCCGGATTGAGCCGCTCCATCAGCCCACACTGCTGATAATGGTCCGCGATCCGGGCACAGGCGATGACAATAGTATCTTTCGAGACTTGGGAGTGCTTATCGTCGAACAGCGCCTGCTTCATCTGACTGAAGCTGGAGAACCCCGCAGCTAAGGCCAACCCCTCGAAGGTCGGCGGGACCTCCTCGGTGACCTGCAGCTTAAAGTAGTTCGACAGCGCGTCCGACAGCCTCTGAGCGTCGCCCATGACCACGGCTGGCCGGATCTCTCTAGGCTGAATGCGCGGAGCCTTAGAGAATATCGTCAACGCCTTGGCGCTGGTCTTGGCGCTGGTCGAGGTGCCAATAGTAGATTGCCTCACTGATTTCATGCCCGGGTCGCTCCCAAAGGTCGTCCGGTAGCCCCGTGGCCCGCTGTATTCGTCGACGGGAGGCGGGACCGGGTTTATGATTCTTCCTTACTATCTGATACAGCAAGCTGGAAGAAACGTCAAGTTTAGGCGCGATCTCCTCGATGAGCAGCATCGGCATCGGCAGGATCGGTTCAAGGGTTTTCATTTCGTCACTCCCCGTAGAAACAGCTCGTCCCCCTTCCCCAACTGATTGGCTTCCAACTGCGCGACCCGCTGTTTGAGGTCAGCTACTGCCCTGCACAGTTCAGTCACATAGGCATCCAGCTCATCGATTTTCTTATCTGAAGTAGGGCGAGCCTTACGGGGGCCTATCCCAATCGCTGCGCAGACTCGATCGACTGCGGAAGGGGCTATATCAAAACCCAACTCCTTGGACATAAGCTGCGCATACGGCTCGCGGTGGAGGGGTAGGGTTTCGTAACCCTCTAACTTGGCTGCCATCAAGGTACGCAGTTCAAAGTACTGTTCTTGGCTAAGGGAGCGCGAGTTTGTTTTCTTCTCTGCCATTTTATCCTCCTTTTTCTGTTTTTTCTTCCCACAACTCTCATCGTTGTGACAAGTCCCACCGCACTTTAAACAAGCCATCACTCACCCCCTCCGTCCAGTAGTTCGTCAAGATCATCGGCAAATAAGCCCGCATGATAATAGTATTCGTCCTTGTGTTCTTTCCGCCACTTCTCCACCAGCTTGCGGAGGTCGGCTTTTCTTACCCAACCGTCAGTCTCGCAAGGCACATCGCCAGCAATAGTGGTGCCTTTTATTGTGGTATACTTCACCACTCACCCCGGACCCTGTCGGGTAATCACGTTAGCCATCGACAGCTCAAGCACTCGGACCCTGTTCTTGAGGGTCTGCAGCTCAATGGTGGGAGTAGTGGGGGTAGAGGGGTCGATAGCGTCCAATCTGACCTCGATAGCGTCCAGTCGCGCATAGATATCCGACAGGTCAACGGTGGTCTGTACTGGCTTCGGCGGTGGTTTCGGCATGGTCAGGCTCCTTTTTATGTTTTAATAGTTTTTCCGCAGCGGACACATACGTCGCACACATAATGCTTTTCGTAAGCCTCTTTAGGGTGCAGCCCTTTTATATTCTCCACTAGGGACAGCCACGCAGGGGCGACGACACTATATCGGGGCTGAAACCGGTGTACTCCTCGCTGGCAGCGACTTCTAAACATGTTCAGGCTCCTTTTTCTGTTTTATGAGGGTCAGGGCCAAGGCTTCCAGCAGCTCGGCCACGTCTCGTCTATAAGTAGTCAACTGGTAATCGTGGAGTGTTTGACCCAGCTCATTGGTGACTTTTACCTCTAGGGTCAAGCGTACGTGCTTTTTGGAAGTTTTCTCTTTCATAATTCTACTATAGTACCTATTTATGGAGAATGCAAGTATATTATCTAAAAAATATTGCAAAATATCAGAGTGTGGAACTAATCGTGCA